GTTCAAAATCTGTCTCCCCTTTGAAAGTAGCCCCGAAAACCGAGGCTCTTGCGAACGCTTCTTGTGCATGTGTTTCTCCTTCCCAGAAGTATCTATCTCTGAGTGTATCTAGACTAAATTTATCAAATTGTTTTTCTTTATCATAGTCTATTTCAATTCCTAAGTAAGGCTTAGTTCCTATTTTATCTTCAACCATTATTTTATTCTCCTAAATGATACTTTGTATCTTCTAAAGCTATTGCTATTATAGCATAATGTATTATTTTTAACAAGTCCATTTCTGCATCTGTGCCATCTTTTTTACCACACCTCATAGCATACTTCATAATATTTCCAATACAAAAACCTTCTCCATGTCCTGCATCTATTATCATATCGGTAGCTTGATACTTTCCTTGTGCATAATGTCTTTCATATGTTCCATCAATATATCTTTGTATCTGTTGTATAATATTATCTTCATTAAATTTATATTTCATTTCCACTCCTCTGGTAAGTTGTCTTCATTATACCATAAAAAATTGTTTTTGTCAGCCCATTCTGCATGGCTTCTTTTAGTACCATCTTTTCTTCGTTTAGCCTGTGGCATTGGAGAGTATGGACTAGAAAATAAAAACACTAATTCTTGATTAGGTTTTAAAGCTTTTCTAATCCAAACATATTTATTGTATTCTTGATAATCCCAAAATCTACCTTTTGCTTCTAATAAATATTCTTTATTGCCAATAGTTTTTACAAAGTCTGGCTCATACTCATGCTCTACTATATAAGAAACTTTATCAGAATGATGTTGCCAATCTTTTAAAATTGTAGTGTGCAGTTTATGTTCCCATTTAGAATCATATCCTTTAGGAACATTTTTTTCTTTTGGTCTTATTATCCTAGGCTTTCTATATCCTGCCATGTAATATCCTGTAAATTTTTATTAGACTTTTTAATTCTTTGTGCAAACCACCTAGGTGTGTAAGCAGAAACCATTAATTTATTATTAGCATAAAAATGAGTTTCATCAGGTAAATACTTTTCAATGTTATTGACCGATACTTTTTTTCTCTCTTCATCTACTAACATAGTTTGAAGCCAGTCAACAACAAGTTGTCTTGATTTTTTTCTTATTTGTTTTGCTTTTTTTCCATTCATAATACTGTTGAGTCATAGTTTTTAACAAGCTTCCAATAATTTAGTAAGCTGTTAAACATTTCTTTATGTTTATAGTGTGTTTCTTTATCCCATACATGAGTTAAAACTAATTCTGTGTCTGCTCTGTCAACAAATATAGATATTCTTTCAGGCTCTTCTATATTACAACCTTGTGCATAAGCTGACAGTTGCATACCATGTTCATCATATACTAAACGAGCAGAGTCTTTTCCTTTTAAGTTGTCTTTAGTTTTAAAATCTATAAATATACCAGACTTAGAATACAAATCTATCTTACCACCGTAGCCTTCATTAGCACAGAAAGAATCTTCTGCTATCCATTGTTCATTAGGATAGTTTGCATCTAACCAAGACTTAATAACTTTATAAGGTTTTGTTTTATCTCCACCTAAAAATCCTTTTTCTATTTGTGCGTGTATTTTTGTACCTTGTTTTGCAGCTTTCATACCTACTTCTCTACCTGCATTTTTACATTTGTTTATATACTCTGGGTCATCTCTGTCTACATTTAAAGAAGCTTCTAAAGCTTGTGTAATCTTCCAGTTTTCTAGTGAAGGTTTTGCTGCTATACCTATAATAGTAGTAACAGAGGGTACTAAACCTTCTTTTTTAGCATCACGAAGAGTGGTATTTCTTTCTTTACCATTTGCACCTATAATAGTATACATAGGTTCTCCGTTGTGGTCATACCAATGACCTGCTTCTGATTTGTAATTACTCATCTTTTAAATCCTCAAATGTTTTGTATACATCAGATGTAAATAATTTTCTTATATTTACTAACCACATTCTACTGGCGTTGTGGTCTCCACCACTAACAGACTTTTTAAAGTCTAACTTTTCTATAAGCTTTTTAAGTTTAGGTACATCAAATATAAGTGTGCAAAATATATCATCTCCAATACAAAGATTGTGAAACCAATAATCTGCTTCTGTAGTAGCTATGCCTGAAGGTTTACCATATGATTGATATTCAATACATATATTTCCTGTTTTCATCCACATGCCTCTTTCAGATTTTACTTCAATTTTTTTATCAGTAAACATCTCTGCTATTTTATCTTCTCGTATCTGACCATATTTTAAATCAAGGTCAAATTTACTCATTTTTTCTTTAGTGGGTCTCATGCCAACTACCTCCTATTTTGTATTCGCCATCCAAAGGACAACGCATTTTATAATATACACCTGCATCTTTTATAGCTTGAACACCTGCTCTACCTACATAATCTGCCTGTGATTCTTTTACTTCTATCTGCCATTCATCGTGAATATTAGCAACTATTTTAGCATCAATTACATTTAATTTCAAGTCTAAATCTAATAAAGTTAATGCTTTTTTCATAACTATTGCACCTCCACCCTGTAATAAAGAGTTTAGTGCAGAGTGTCTGTTTCTAATAATAATTTTTCTACCATCTAAACCTTTTAAATATTTCTTTTGCGAAGCTCTATCAACTCGTTGTTTAAGAGTTCTAAGTGTTGGTAAACTAGTAAGAAAGCGTTCTCGCAATCGTTTACCTGCATCCCTGCTTCCCTTAATGATTCTTCCAATCTTTTCATCTCCAGCTCCGTAAACGAGTGCATAGATGAA